TCGGTGGCGATATGGATATGATCCGGATTGATCTCCTCAAGTATCTTGCCCACTGTGCGTTTCCTGGTAAGGGTAATCTTGACTTCGTTGTAGCCAGGGCAATCAACATGGCGGAACCTCCCGGGATCAAGATATACAACACGATAGTTGTCGCGAACCGCACACGCCTCAATATTTTTATAGGTCGTAACCACACCATTGATCTGCTCCGGTAAGTTATCAGTTATTATAAGAATCGTCTTTGTCATTCTGTTTAGTCCATGTAATAATTTCCCACGTACCATCATGATGTTCTACCAATGCAGTACAGCTTTCAACCCAATCACCGTCATTCATATACGCAACACCGTCTATCTCTTTGATCTCTGCATGGTGTATGTGTCCACATATCACGCCATCAAAGCCACGCTTCTTACAATATGCCGCTAGATTCTTTTCAAACTGAAATATAAAGTCTACTGCTTTTTTGACTTTATGCTTAAGAAACTTGCTAAGGCTAAAGTACCCAAAACCCATACGGCGACGAATCCAATTAAATTTATTGTTGAGGCTAAGAACAATGTCATATGCTTTATCTCCTAGAAATGCTATCCACGGTGCAAGTCTAGTAATGCCATCAAATAGGTCACCGTGTGTAACAAGATAGTGTTTGCCGTCGACCCCTATGTGTTCTATTTGATTGTGTATTTCTATAAGACCAAAATTAAAACCATATGGAATCATTGGCCTTAGGAACTCATCGTGATTGCCTGCTATGAATACCACACGGGTACCACGTTTGGCGTGACCGAGAACTCTGCGAACTACATTGGTATGGCTTTGTTTCCAACGCCATTTGTTTTGTTGTATTTTCCACGCATCGATGATATCTCCTACGAGATACAGCGTGTCACATGAATTGTGTTTGAGGAAGTTGTTGAGCTTGTCTGCTTGACAATCTCGTGTGCCTAAATGTACGTCAGAAATAAAAATGCTACGATAAATTTTCTGCATAGCAGTATTTATCGTAGCATGGTGTTACAAAGATTGCAGTTGTATTACAAACTTAGATCCTTACTAGTACCCACTTAGCTGTAAATGGTTTACCTTCGGCCTTGTGTTTCAGTATCTTAGAGAACTCTTTTTTCTTAAGTTCAGAAATTGTTTCTGTATCATGGTCGACGCAAGCCCTGTACAGTTTAGCCAATAGCTTTTGCTGTTTCATGGTTGTGTCCTCCTGTACTTTATTTATTAACTGTTTAACACTTTGGCCGCTGAATTCATAACGCTGGCAATGCGCCCAATGTCACGAAGATTCTCTACAGTGTAGCCTTCTGTCTTGAGTGTTTCATAATGTGCCTTAACACAGAAGTGGCACTTGCCCACAATGCTGGCAGCAAGACTGAACGCTTCAAAGTTGGCCTTGGTGGTTCCTCCATGGCTGGCAATGGCGTTCATGCGTAATTGGGCTGGCAATCCTTTTAATGCTGGATCATCGGCCATTTCAACGTAAGGATACCATACGTTGTTCTGTGCCATAATGCTTGCGGCAGTCATTGCTGAGTCTGCGTGAACAGGAGCGTCAGCTAACATAACAGCAAGTACCTTACCGTTACCAGTTGCGGCAAGTGCGGCTACGGCACAACCCATAGCCACGTCTGCATCCAAGGTACTACGCACAAGAACAGCATCAAGGTTTAACTTGGTGTCCTTGGCGTAGTCTGGTAACGCTTCTTTGATAGCGTCGATGAATGCCATTATAGAGTCTCTCCGCCTACTGTACGGTTACATGCACAGAGTTCGCCGGTTTGTAATGCGTCTAATACACGAAGTGTTTCTTCTGGGCTACGACCAACGTTCAAGTTGTTGACAGTAACGTGCTGGATAACGTTCTCTGGATCAACGATGAATGTTGCGCGAAGTGCGGCACCTGCTGGAGCATAGAATACACCAAGCTGATTGATCAGGCTTAGGTCTTCCATGGTCTCGTCATTCCAACGCTGTGTATCAGCAAACTGATTGTGTGTGATCTTCTTCAAATCAGCGTGGGCATTTTGCCAACTAACTTTACAGAACTCATTGTCTGTGCTACCTGTGAGCAATACTGCGTCACGGTCAGCAAAGTCACTTGCTAGTTTGTCATAGGCTACAATTTCTGTAGGACAAACAAATGTAAAGTCCTTTGGATAGTAAACAATTACTTTCCACTTGCCAGGAAAGCTCTCATCTGTAATATCAAAAAAAGCATCTTCTGGTTGGCCTGGCTTAACACCAGTAACTGCAAATTTTTCTAATTTATGTCCGACTGTTTTCATATCTTCTCCTTGTGTGTGTTGAAAACTAACTTCTCAGTGTTTATACTGATAACTTATTGTACATTTATATATCCTATTAATCAAGCGATTTTAATAGGTTTTTCAATAATTATTTCAATTACGCTTATAGATTTTTTCAATAATGAAAAGGGCCAGCGGCCCTTTTCTAGAGTCTAATTAAAAATTAGAAACCTACTTTAACGCCTGCACTGATCACATTGCCGTCAAAGTTGTTAACACTACTTTGGAAAGCTGACTGATAACGATAGTCTGCTGTAATTGCAACGTTCTTAGTAATGGCATAGCTTGCGCCAACACCAACGGAACCTTGCCAGCCACTGCTGGTAGTTGTTGGGTCGATAAAAGCAACACCAACCTTTGGAGTGATTGTGAGATCACCGACCTTAGCGATGTCATAACCGCCTACTAGGCTATAACGATTCATATCGTTTGAATCTTGAGTATAACGCTCAAAGCCGCCTGTTACACTTACTTTGTCATATTTTTGACCTAGTGTAATACCGAAACCATTACGGTTTGGAGTTTGGCTATAGTCACGTTGTGTGGTTAGACCAAGTTCAACTGCTGAAGCTGAACCTACAGCCACTGCCAACAAAGTTGCTAGTGCAATTTTTTTCATATTTTATTTCCTTTAAATGAATGACTTATACGTCATTGCTTATTATATAGTATTTTCACTGATTCAGTCAAGAAAAAGCGGCTACGAATAGCCGCTTTTGGTAGTTTTGTTTACAAGGTATTTCCTACCCCGGACCGCTGTTTTTTAGGCAGCTAGAGCAAATCTGCTTTCATTAGCAGCACCGCGAACGGTGTTACCAGTGAAGCTCATTGCGCTGAAGTCGAATGTATCTGCGTTTGCATTTACGATTTTTGCTTGATTTACGGTCATCGCCTACCGTGTTGCCGTCTCTATTATCTCACCCTGTCGAAACCATGGCAGGCCCATTATAAAACACACTTTGGTTTATTAAGAGTTATAGCTATGCTAAAGAGCTCCTGGGATACCAAACCTGATCTTTTTAGGGATTCAAGTATGCTTTATGGTGGACCTGGCGGGAGTCGAACCCGCGTCCAGAATGCCTTCACTTTGAAGGGATTACAACAATTCCTTACATGAAAACATGTATCAAAACAAATATAACAATTAAAACTGCTACAATGATCTGATACGCTTTCATAAGTTATCCTTACATTTAAGCAGGCTGAATATTGCTAGCCTGCTGTCCTTTTTGACCCTGAGTTACTTCAAACCTTACACTTTGTCCTTCTTGTAGGCTCTTGAAGCCACTCGAATTAATCTGTGAAAAGTGAGCAAATAAGTCTGCGCCACCATCGTCCGGCGTAATAAAGCCAAAACCCTTGGCGTCGTTAAACCATTTTACTTTTCCTGTTACCATTTTACTTTTTTCCTTGTGTTAAAAATGTTTATCTGTGTGTGTGATTAAAATTGATTGTTAAACCAACCAATCTTTTTACCTTCTGCAATGCGTTTTTCATATTCTTGGACACTGCCCGGCCATCTCCAGGCCCAAATTGCCACCAAGCACATAAAGGCTGCTGTATATAGTATACCACGAGCGGGTACATTTGTCAACCACATGATAGCCAAACTGCTGCTCATCATGGCCAACATAAAATATTTCATTTTGTTTGGAAATACTCTACGTTCACCCCAATTGGTTAAGAACGGTCCGAATATTTTATGATTGTATAACCAGGCATGCATCTTTGGCGATCCCTTGGCAAAGCAGTATGCGGCAAATACCACAAAACAACTGTAAGGTATGCCGGGAGTGATCAACCCAACATAGGCCATGCCTAGACTTAGAAATCCCAGTATTTTCCAAAATAATTTTTTCATGTTATGCTGCCACTATGCGGTTAGGTACTGCGGCTTGGATGATATCCGCATGTAGGTTTGGTTGAAATTTACCACCTGACGCTCCATTCAATGTGGCTAATATGTTTCCAGGTTTTGATTTTCGTATGCAGAGTCCACCATATGGAAGATTGGGCAAGGCAAAACTCATGTGAACCCATACAGTCTTGCTTGGTAGATATTCCAGCAACAGTTGATCGTAGGGAATATTCTGTTCAATCCATTTGGCTATTTCAAAATAGTTGTGTGCAGGGACACCTCGAAATTGTAGATCACAGGCCTGTCCAGTACCGTGTTGACCGCCTCCAATGGTTGATCCATGTCTATAGGAGTTGGTCACTAGTGTGTTTGGATACTTGGCTTTGATTGGTTCTATGCAATTTTGTGCCAATGCCGCAAGATTGTTTACCACTGCCTGTGGCCCGGGCACCGACGGATGACATTCTGCCAGTTGTGGTATGGTTCTAGGGAAGGTGACATTTTTTATCATCTGCGCTAGAGTAGTACCTTTAGGCGTCAACACCATTTCCATGGTTATGTTAGCAGGCACAGGAGCAAAAGGTTGGCTCTGTTTGGGAGGACTGGCTTTTACTCCCGGACCTTTGGGTTCCGGAGTTGTGGTCAATTGTTTGTATTCTGCCGCAGTGATTCTTCCCTCAGCTAGAAACCTGTCTGCTTGTTCTTTGCCTAATGTGTTGTTGTCATCACCTTCTACATTCTGCACTGCTGATGTCACTGTGACAAAAGGCACCGACGGCGGAGTAGATGCACCTCCTGTGCTGGCAGCATTGTACAGTGCAATTAAAACACCGTTGGCATATACATTGACAGCATCGTAAACTGGTTCAACTCGTCCATTGGTGCCAAATCGCAGGCCTGTAATCGCAGTAAACGGATGTGTATGCGGGACTGGTGGAAATGGTCCGGTTGATGTATTCGATGCCGAAGTTGACGGGTTTATCGTTGGTGTAGCCATTTAGAATTTAGCTATGTCGTTTAGTTTGGTATGATAGTCTGTCAACGCTGTTAGCCCTATTGCTCCGGTGTCATCAACAGAGATTTTATACATGCTGGCCGCTAACAACCACCCGTAGGCCGGCACAGTTTTTATGCCTGTTGTAGACGCCAATGAAACTAGAGTTTGAGATGCTGAAGCTAGAGTTTCAGCAGATTGAGACATTTCTGACAAAATCGTACCTATTGGAGTTGACCCATTATTCAACGAGCTGGATATAGTTTCAAGCGATGCTGCTATCCGTGACAAATACGGAGTGTAGTCAATGGCAATGCCAGTATTAGCCTCATACAAGTACGAGCTTGCTTGGGTACTGTCGTTTTGATCTAACAGATCGTTTAGTTTTGTAATAGCCATGATGTACTATTTAAGCCAATGCAATGCCGGTGGTCTGCTGAAGGAATTGATCAGCAAACTGTTTGTCTGTGGCTTCTGCTACAGCTACTACAGATTTGGCTATTCTCACTTCTTTGCTCGGATCCACGGTGAAAAGATATGGCATGAGTGCAGGGCCTTTCGGACTCATAGCGATAACCATAGGATGAGCCAACTTGTAGTGCATGACCTGGTCTTCTACTAACTTGGCAACAATTTCTTCACCACTGGTCAGTTTTAGTGTAATAACTTCACCTACTGCAACACCTTTATCTATTAACATCATATTTGTTCCTTGCCGAATCCACCGGCGGTTTCTTCTAAATGT